CAGCCTTGCTGATGCCGGTGATGGCCTTGGTCAGGTTGGCGCTGAAGGCGATCTGGCCGGTGGTGGTGTCGAGGGTCCAGCCGGTCGCCCATGGGGTGCCGCCGACGGCGACGAGGGCGCTGCCGGCGACGGGCTTGTAGAGGATGCGCGTCGGGTAGCCGAGGGAGATCGGCGTGCCGCCGACGCCGTAGCGCTTGACGAGCTGGTAGACGCCGGCGGAGAGACGGGTGAGCGGGTGATCGAGCGCGGTCGGCGCCGAGACGCCGTCGGCGGCGGTCGACCGGTCGTCCTGGCAGGCGACGCGGAAGCCGGCGTAGCGGCCGTGCACGCGGCGGTGCAGCGACTGGATGCGGGCGGCAATTTCACTGCGCAGGAGGGTGTATTTAACGCGCCACCGGTAGCGCGGCAGGCCGTGGAACAGCCGACGGTACTCGGAGCCGGAGGCGGCGGTGACGACTTCGACGGCGAAGTCTTCGTCGAGGCTGGCGCCGAGGCGGACCTGCACGGGGAGCAGCTCTTCCAGAAATTCAGCCATAGCGGCGGGCTCCGATGATGGCGCCGGAGACCTGGCGGCCGATCTGGCCGGCGGAGCGGCGCAGGTCGTCGGCGTTGCCGGCGATGCCGTGCAGGTGGATGGTGATCGGGCTGCCGCCGCTGCCGTCGCTGCGCACGCCGAGGCGGCCGGCGCTGTCGCGGGCGAGCGGCAGGATGGCTTCCGGGCCGGCCTCGCCCATCAGGCCGCGGGCGGAGGCGCCGCCGTTGGCGAAGCGGAAAAGGGTCGGGGTGGAGACGATGCCGCCGGCGGCGAAGGCGTGGATTGGACCGGACGGGCCGAAGGCGCCGCCGTTGCGGAAACCGAGTCCACCCAGCTGAAAGAGACTATCAGCGAAGGAGTCGACCACACTGCTGAGCACGCCTCCGGTGGCTCCGGCCACAGCGGATGATGAGGACGCCACGGCGACGCTGGACAGTCCGGCGCTCGCCGCTGTCGCCGAGGCAGCGGTAGATGCCAGGGCTACGTCGGCCAGGATGGAGGAGGCTTTGGTTCCCAGTATCGACTGATCCGCGAGCGCGCTGGACACGCCCAGGGAGGCGATGCTGGCATCGCTCGTAGCGGCACTGATACCGAGCGTCGCCACCGAGGACTGACAGGCGGATACTCCGGTATTCAACGCCGAAAACCCGGCTTGCGATGCGGCGGACGCGCTGCCGAGTGACTGCAACTGCGCGGCCACACTGCCGAGGGAATCCTTGAACTCGGAGACGGCCTCCGAAATGCCGTCGCCGCGCGCCGACATCGGGATACTGAAGAGTGCGCCTCTGGCAGAGCCGAAGCCGCTGGATATGCTGGCGCCGCCTCCAGCTATGCGATTGAAGACGGAGCGGCCTTTCTCGACGATGTCGGCCCCGATGTTTCTGGAGTCCGGGACGAATGCCTGACTGATCAAGGAGAACAGCCCGGCACCTTTGCCCGGTTCCAGACCGCCGCCGAGCAGCTTCATCAGCTGCTGCGACAGCTCCTTGCTGCCCATCGACCAGAGTTCTTTCAGAATGCTGTTGCCGAGGCTCTTGAGGGCATCCTTGAGTTTCTTCTCGCCGTTGATGACGCCGAGGATATCGTCGAAGAAGTTCGTGAACGCTTCTTCGAAGATGTGGCGGACCTGGTCGGCGATCGGGTCCAGCCGGGCGGAAAGGCGGATCATCTCGGCCTCGACCTGTGCCGCCGCCGCGACGCCGGCTTCTCCCATGGCCTCATACGCCGACTTCAGCTCCGCCAGCTGGGCAATGCGCTCGCGATTGATGTTGCCTTCGGCGCGCATGCTCTCCAGCGTGGTGTAGTAGCCCGATGTGGTGCGGGCGTCGAGCATGGCGCCCATGATCGCCGCGGACGCCTGCGTGGCATCCTCCAGTCGGCGGACCTGCTCCGCCTGCGCGGCCATGGCAAAGGTTGCCTGCCCATTGGCTTCGGCCTGCGCTTCGACAGCGGCGGTCATCTGCTCGTATGCGGCGGCGGCATCCTCAGCCGCCCGCGCCTGGGCGTCGAGGGCGGCGATTTGCGCCTCGTTGAGTGGCCCCTGCCGCTCGAACTCGCGACTCAGCAGGGCATGCGCGTCGCGCGCCGCCGTAACCTGCTGCTCGTAGTGCCTGAGAATACCCTCGCCGCGGTCGATGGTGGCCAGGTACGCCTGCATGGCGGCGGCGGATTCCGCCGTATGCGTCTTGAGCATCTGGAAGCTGGCCAGTGCTCGTTCGCGGTTGCGCTCCTCGCGCGCGAGGAACTCCTCGCTCTGCGCGGCCAGACGCTCATTGCCGCCGCGCGCGCCCTTGAGGGCGGGGTCCCTGCCGAGGACCGAGTCGAGCAGCTGCCCGTACTCGGCGGCCTCGATCTTGCCGCGGCGCAGGGCTTCGGCCAGATTGTCGAGCGCCTTGACGGTCGATCCGGACAGCCCCGAGTCGGCGGCCCGCAGTCCCATGCGCAGGCGCTCCAGCTCGGCGTCGAGCGGGTCGGCGCGCGGGGCTCGGGCGCCGCCGCCTGAGCGGGTCTTCTCGGCGTACTTCTCGCGGATTTGACCGATGCGCGCCTCGATCTCGAGATCGGACTTGCGCGCCTGCGCGCCGACTTCGCGCGCCTTGGCGATCTCGGCTTCCATTCTCTGCTGCTTGCTGCGGTACTGCTCGCCTTCCTTCAGCCAGCCGAGTTCGGCGCGGCGCTGGATGTTTGCGGCCGCCTGGGCGGCAAGGCCCTGCTTCTCGGCGTCGAGCTTCGCCTGCCAGACGGCGACATCGCCGCGAGCCGATGTATCGCCAGCGGCGACGCGCTCCTGCGCGGCGCGCAGTTTCTCGGCCGTGGTGGCCTCGGTGAAAGCGCCCTGCATGGCGGCCCAGGCGTCGCCGGCCGCCTTGGCGAGACCGCGCCATGCCAGCTGAAAGACGTTGAGCTGCTCTTCGAGCTGCGGGATGCGCTGTGCCAGCGCGTCGGCCCATGCTGTCTGTGCGACCTGGGCAGCCTCGGCCGAGCGCCCCTGTTCGACCAGGGCCTGCACCTGTTCGAGGACGGTGGCGGTGAGGAAGTGGCTTTGCTGGTCGAGTTTCTTGAGCGCCTCTACCGGATCCCGGCCGAGCGCTGCGAACTGTTCGGCGGTTTCAGCGATGGCGGCGCCGCCAACGCGCTCGAGACCGACGGCGACAGCGGAGACCTTCTCGAGCATTTCGGCCGCCACGTTGCCGGAGGCGGCCATCTCGGTCAGCGCCTCGGCGGCTGCGCCGCGGGTGCCGCCGGTCGCCTCGGCGACGCGCCCGGCCATGTCGCGCAAGTCATTGGCCGACGTCGCCGCCGCGTTGCCGGTGTTGATCAGGGCGCGCTCGAAGTTGCGCGATTCTTCCTGCGCCTTTTCGTAGGCGACGGCCAGCCCGACGGCGGCAGCGGCAGCGACGGAGAACGGATTGACCAGGCCGGCGACGTAGCCGCCGAGGGCGCGGGCGGCGTTGCCGACACCGCCGAACATGTCCTTGAGCTGGCCGCCCTGCTGGAGGAGGACGGTGAGCGGGTTTTGGCCGCTGGCCAGGCCGGTGACGATGTCGGTGAACTGCGCCGGAACCTGGCGCAGCGCGGCGGCGGTGGCGCGTGCGCTCTGGCCGTATTGGTCGAGCTGCCGGCTGCCGGCGGCGACCTGGTTGACCGCGTTCTTGCCGGCGGCGGCGACCTTGTCGAAGCCGGCTGCGGTTTCGGCGGCGCCATCGAGTTCGACGCGGAATTTCAGCGTGCTCATGTGGCTGGCTCCCAGGCGAGACCGGTCCAGCGGAACAGGAGGCGGCCGGCTTCGGTACAGATGCCATCCTTGATCAAGCGATCGCGGATGGCGCGGAATTGGCGGTCGGTCTCGGCTTTTTTCATGATGGCGGCGAGGGCGAACTTGCTGCGCGGCTTGCTGGCCCAGCCGAGCTGGTCAGCGGGACCGTGCATCAGGCGGCGCCGGCCGGATGGTCGGCGAGGTCGGCAAGGGCAGCGAGGGCGGCGGTTTCCATCACGCGCAAATCGTGGAACAGGCGCCGCTGGTGGCGGCGGCGGATGCCAAGCGCCTGCCAGACGACCGGCAGGGATTCATAGCGCAGGCCGAGCAGACGGCCGGACGGGGCGATGATCCATTGCGTCTGCAGGGCGTTGAAGGTGGCGACGGCCGGCCAGTTCTCGGGCCAGACGGCGACGTCCGGCGCGCCGAAATCCCCGGCCTCGAAACCCAGCCGGCGCTCGATCTGGTCCGCCGGCGGAGACACGAAGGCCGCCGCCGCATGCCTCAGTTTCCCAGGCGGGACTCGGTCAGGGCACGCACGTAGGCGCGCACCAGTTCGGCACCGGCGGTATGGTAGGCGCCGAGCAGCTCGCGCAGCGCTTCGCGGGAGAAGGGGACTTCCTTCCCCTGCGCGTCGACGACACCATCCCAGCCGGCGATCACCTCGGCGAGGCCGTCGACGTCGCTGAGATCGCTCGACGCCAGCGCGTCGATCCATTTCTTGAGGTCGTCGCGGCGCAGGTGTTTCCAGCGGATTGGCAGGATGGCCGGATCGGCCTGGCCGGGGGCGGTGAGCGCTGCGTCGGCAGCGAAGGTCGGTTCTGGATCGATGCGGAACATGGCGTGGTCCTCAGGTGGCGTAGCGCGTCGGCTCAGCCGAGAAGGAGAGCGACATCAGGGTGCGCAGCGGTTCGTTGGTGCCAATCGCCGGGATGCGCTGCAGGCCCCAGTAGGCGTTGGCGACGATCTTGCTGCTGTTCGGAGCCGACAGCCGCAGGGCGTAGGGGATGCGCGCGTCGTCGGCGGTGGCGACGGCGGAATACCAGGGGAGAGTCGGGTCGTCGAAGCACTCGACGGACATCTGCACCGGGCTCCTGATCGTCGGCATCTGCTTGCCGACGACATCGTCCAGCGCGGTAATGTCCGCGAACTGCTGCTCGCCGCCGGAGCTGTTGATGATCTTGACCTGCGAGAGGTTGGTCCAGGCGGTGATGCGGCGGATGGTGCCGGTGCCGGTGCCGGCCGGGTAGACGGTGGTGCTGACGGTGTTGATGCCCTCGAAGGTGACGTCGTTGGTCGCGACCGTCTTGGCGCGGACGATGCGGCCATTGAGGCGGCCCCAGCCGCTGGTGACTTCGAGGTAATCGCCGACAACGACGCCGTGACCAGCGCCGAGGGTGGCGACGGCTTCGGCCGCGTTGGTGATGGCCGTCATGTTGACCGACGAGCCGTAGGTCGAGGCGATCGCCATGATGATGCCGGTTGAGACGGTGATGGTCATGCGTGGGGCTCCTGTGCGTTAAGTGCGGGCGGGGCCGCGGGTGGTTGTAACGGGTTTCATCAGGCCGCGACGAAGGGCAGCGGGAGGAAGGTGGTGAGCTGGACGACCGCGGCGTACAGCCCCTTGCGGTACAGGGCTTCGGAGGCGACCGGGTCCCAGCGCAGGGTGTGGTAGTGCAGGCCGTCGATGAAGGCGCCGTCGAGCAGCGCGACGACTTCTTCGACGAGCTGCAGCAGGCCGATCTGCAGGCCGTCGCCCTGGCGGGCGGCGCGCGGGCTGCGGCTGTTGCGGGCGACGCAGGCGACGCCGATCAGCGGGGCCGCGGCGCCGTTGGCGAGATCGCCGCCGCCGAGCGCGACATAGACCGCCGGCGCTTCGGCGCCGAAGGTCGCGACCAGGCTGTCGCCCTCGAGATCGGGCAGGGCGTCGACGGCGCGCAGCCGCTCGGCGAGCGGGGACGCCTGGATGTGGGCGACGAGCGACTGTTCGATCTCGGCGAGCATCAGGCGGCGGCCGCGGCGAGGCGGGTCTCGATGAGGTGGACGATGTCGGCGACGTCGTCGCTGGAGAGGCCGAGGAAGGGGCGCGCGGGGATCCTGACGCTCTGGACGGTGGCGAAGCCGCCGCCGGCGAGGGCGAAGCGCAGGGCCTTGGCGTTCCTGGCGCG